AAAAAACTACAGCGAATCGAAGAACTGAATTGTGTGCTGGAGAACTGGTGCGACGTCGACAACAAAAAACCAGAAGATTATTCGATAAACCAATTGCTCGATCTTGCGGTCGAACGACGTGGCGAGTTTTACGAGGACGGTCATATGCTTTGCGAATCCCTCGCGGGTGATCTTGGGCCGGAAGAAAGGAAGCATGCTAAGGCGCAGTTGGCAAAGATCAACCGATTCGTTGACGCTGCGATCAAAGTTGTGAACAAAGCCCTGAACGAAGCTCGAAGCTAGTTCTTGGTGGCCCCATGCCGGGATGGGCTCCGGCTTTTGTATGTGGCAACGTTGCCACTGTTTTGACTCTGACTTTTGGAAGGGATTGACTATGACGGTCGAAGAATTGATTGCGCGCTTGGAAGATATCCGAGACGAGCTTGGCGGTGATACCGAAGTGCGTTTGATGACGCAACAGAACTGGCCTTTTGAGAACACGATCGAGGGCCTATGCTCATCGCGGGAAATCGCCGAGTCCTACGACGACGACGAGGAAGATGAGGACTACGGGGACGAGCCAACGGTTCTGTTCATCTGCGAGGGAACCCAACTCGGATACGGGACCAAGAAAGCCTGGGAGGTCTGCTCATGAGCCTGGTAATCAAACGCAAGCCGAACGAGGCGGTATGGATCGGCGGGGTTTTGGTTCGGGTCCTATCGTCAGGCCCAGGCAAGGCGAAGATTGAAATCATCGCACCCCCTGAGGTAGAGATAGCTCGGGATGAACTGTTGACCCCTGAGCAACGCAAGTTTCGAGCAAGCTGTTTTGCGCGATTTGCTTCGCGGTTCCCCAAGGCTCTTTCGCTCGGGGGTGGCAAGTGAACTGGATCAACGAGTATCTTGACGGACGCGAGATCGGTGGCGTCCTGTGTGTGTGCGGAGTTGTAATCGGTGCCTATCTTTTGGCCTCGGTCGCAGGTTTTTTTGACGATTAGAAAAAAACAGTAGTGCTTTTTTCTGGTTAGTGGCATTGGTATGTTGGCAACGTTGCCAGGTGATTTTCTTTTTCAAAGGGCTGTAAGATGCAGATTTCCAAGGCTTTTAGGGCTGGTGTTCCTCTAGTGGCGGTAACGACCGGCGACCCGGCAGCGACGATCCGGACGATCCGAGAGCAGGTAAGCGGGATCGAGGATCCGGTTGGCGTGATCGTGTGGGATGTGATCAGGGGTGCGTTTTCCGAACTGTCGGATACGAAGGCAGTCGAGGGGATTTCGGCCCTTCCGCAGCAGGACTATTCGGGGTCGATGGTGAACTTCCTGTCTGACCTGAAAGAGCTATCACGCAGGCAGATAGTTGTGGTTTGCAACGCCCACCTATTCATGGACGACCCTCGCGCGGTGCAAGCCGTGTGGAATCTCCGCGACGAATTCAAGGCCAGCAAGAAAACATTGGTGCTCCTGGGCGTGGCAACGTTGCCAGCGGAATTGATCCACGACGTAGTGCGGTTCGATGATCCGTTGCCTAGGGCCGACGAGCTTCGAGGGATCGTGCAGAACGTTTGCGAGTGGGGCAAGACGCAAGCCGATGATGAAACCCTGGACAGCGGTGCTACGGCTGCGATCGGTGTAACGGCCTTTTGTGCCGAGAATCTCGCCTGCCTCGCGCTGAGCAAAGAGGGCTTGGACGTAGATCAGCTTTGGGAGTCTAAACGCAAAAAGATCGACCAAACGCCGGGCCTCCGGGTGGTCACGCAAAAGGGCGGGTTCGATCAGATCGGCGGTTGCGATCAGTACAAGACCTTTATGCGACGGGTGCTGAAGGGCAAGCAGAAGCCGAAGGCGATCGTATTCGTGGACGAAATCGAAAAGTCGCTCGGGGCTGCGGGATCCGATACCAGCGGGGTTTCCCAGGATCAGCTAGGCCAGTTGTTATCCTGGATGCAGGATCATCGAGCCACGGGAACGATCCTCGTAGGGCCTCCTGGGGCTGCGAAGTCAGCGGTCGCTAAGGCCGCAGGATCCGAGGGCGGGATACCGACGATTCAGCTTGACCTTGGCGGGACAAAAGGATCCTTGGTCGGTCAGTCCGAAGGTCAGATACGCGAGGCGCTAAAGGTGATCGATGCGATCAGCGGTGGGGAAACGCTCTGGATTGCAACGTGCAACAGCCTGACCGATCTACCGCCTGAACTAAAGCGACGTTTCAAGCTCGGGACGTGGTTCTTCGATCTTCCGGACGCAGCGGAACGCAAGGCGATTTGGGCCTTGTATGCAAAGAAGTTTGGGCACACTGATACCCAGGCGATCAAGGAACTGACTGCCCTAGAGTGGACCGGTGCAGAAATCGAATCGTGCTGCGAGATTGCAGACTCGCTAGGGATCACCTTGCGGGATGCCAGCGAGTACATCGTACCGGTCGCCAAGCAAGCACCCGAGGCGATTGCAAGGCTACGCCAAGGGGCAGAGGGTCGATTCCTTTCGGCCAGCGCTCCGGGGCCATACCGACGCCACAAAGAAAATAGCGGACGGGAGCTAGAATAGTTGGTGCCAAGACACAGATGGCGGCATTGTTCTATTGGATAAACGCAACATTACTTTTTTCTACAGGGTTTGAAACATGCCGGATTTAGGACAGAGACTCGCCGACGAAATGAGCGGGTGCAAGCTGGAAGTGACGAGCTTTTCGAGTCGCAAGAAGATGACAGATTCACAGCTAGCGCGGGTCGCTTCATTCTTCGAGTCCGATGCCAAGTCGGTCAGCGGGGGGCGGGAGATTTTGAACAAAAAAATCCCGGAGGTCAAAACCGTTTATGGCATCATCCGGGCCGCAAGAGCATACTGGCAAGCCTACACGGTTAAGTACGAGGACGGTGTAAGGCTCATCAAGGTCGATCAGATTGAGCGAATGAACGAGCAGATCAATCGCTACCAGACAGAATTGGCAGAGGCAAAACAAGCGTTGTATGACGCTTGGGAAACGGTCAAGCAGGACGCCCAGCGAAGGCTCGCTCAGCTATACGTCGAGGCCGACTACAGGATTGACGTTCGGCAGATGATTTGGCTGACGATCAGCTATCCCTCGGTTCAACCGGACAGGAAGCTAGAACAACTCGGCAAGGGAATCCTAGAGCGAGAAATCGAAAAGTGCCGGATCAAGTTCGAACAGGCTGCAAACGTGGCCGAGCAGGCGCTTCAGCAAGAGTTTGCTGACATGGTCAACAGCGTTGCCGAACGATTGGAGCAGGGGGAATCCGAGGACGGGAAAAAGCGGATCCTTCAGCAGCGAGCCGTGGACAACATCGTAGAGTTCGCCCAGCGGTTCCGGGCCTTGTCGGTCAGCGATGATGCCGAGCTTGATGCCCTGGTAAGGCAGGCCGAGCAGTTGGCCGTGGGGCTTGATACCAAGGCGATCAAGAAGGATGCAGGCCAGCGAGCTACAATGCAGCAGGCCTTCGCAAACCTCAAGGAATCGGTCAGCAAGCACATCGTCAAGGCAGCCGAGCGAGAAATCGAATTTGAATAAAAGCAATCGTGCTTTTTTCTGATCGGTGGGGTTAATTTGCTGGCAACGTTGCCAGCGCGAAAACACGAAAGCGAGGTTCGGAAGTGAGTCACATTGCTACGGTAGAGGTAGAGTTCAAGGACCTAGACGCACTGGCAAAAGCCTGCCAGCGTTGCGGGGTCGAGCTAAAGCAGGATCAAAAGCAGTTCCGATGGTACAACGATCAGGTAAGCCCATGCGATGCTGCGATAGTGCATCCTAGCAAGTTTGCGTTTGAGGTCGGGGTGCATAAAACAGCAACCGGCTTGAAGATCGATTTTGATCCTCACAATCGGGGCAAAAAGTATGGTCAGAATACCGGGCCAGGGATGCAGGATGCTATTGCCTTTGAGGACGATATCCGTGGCATCGGAAAGCTACAGCAAGCCTATGCGATCGAGGTCGCACGCAAGCAGGCCAAGAAGCAGGGCTTCGCGGTCAAGGAACAGTTGCTTAAGGATGGTCGAGTCAAGCTCACACTTTCGAGGTAGGGCGATGGGCGTCAATTACTACATCGGCTGTCGAGATTGCAAGGTTCTCAGGGATTTGGACAAGCTCGGTCCGGTGTATCCACAAAACATCGCCGAAGCCAAACAGGCTGGTAAGGACCTGAAGGAATACAACTCGGCTTTACTGATCGGCTTCATGGTCGAGCATCAGGGCCACAATTGCACGCTGTTTAACGATCACGCCGATCAAGATTCGATTCACAATTACTCTTGGGAACAGAAAGAATTCTGGCAATACGATGGAAACAATTGAGGTAACGATTGACAAGGCCGGACAGGTGAAGGTCGAGGTCAACGGCTGCTCGGGCAAAGGCTGTTCGGATCTTACAAAGGGAATCGAGCAAGCGTTGGGTCAGGTCACAGCCGACGAGCAGAAGCCGGAGTACTTCCGGCAGGGCCAGGAACGGCAGGCCAAGCGATGACCACCGCTTGGAGGCCGAGGTTTTTTATGATCGAGCTTAGCCGATCCACAGGGAGCAGGCTAACGCTGGTCGCAGCGCTGAATACGACAGCACCGGTCGGGAAGCTGCGAAAGATCCTCGCGGTTAACTTTCCAGGTTGGGAATCGCAGATCGCAAAGATCGACGAGCGGACCTACGTTTTCGAGATTGATCAGGCCAGAGCGTTCGCGGAAATCAATTTTGACTTGCGGCAGGATGCCGTTGTTATGAACACGCTTTCGGAAATTGTCGGGGATTTATTCGACCCTGCATGGTTCTAAGTGCGTGCGGTGGCATTGATAGTTCGGAGGATAGTCCTATGGAAATAACGTTACTGATTGGATCAGATATCCAGGCGATTTACAGCGACGAGGGAAACGACTTGCTGCGCGAGTGTGGCAACGTTGCCATTCGTAGGGCATCGCATGTTGAGCCAGAAGCGGACGGTTGGCACGCAGATATGGGGCCGGTGGGTGGTCCAAAGTTGGGGCCGTTCTCAACACGCTCGCAGGCTATTGACGCAGAGGTTTCTTGGTTAAAAGGGAACAGGGACTTGTAATGGGATTCAGAAACGGTCAGGTTCATATCGGGGAGGCGATCGACAGCTATCATTCTCGGCCAGAAATTAGCGCGTCTATGGTCAAGACGCTGCTGAAAAGCCCAGAGCATTTTGAGTGGGAGTACATCAAGGGACGTAAGCGAAAAGCTACTTCGGCTATGGATTTCGGTACAGCGGTTCACGAGGATCAGTTGCTAGCTATCTGGGAGCAGACCTGGAAAGAGATTCCCAAAGAGGCCCTATCAAGCAACGGGGCACGGCGCGGGGCTGCGTGGGATCAGTTTAAGGCAGAGAATCAGGGTGTAGTGCTTCTGAAGTCGGATCAGGTTCAGGGGCTCAACTACATTCGGGAGGCGATTGCGGGAAACCCGATAGCCAGGAAACTGCTTGAGAACAGGGCCGAAGCTCTGACCGAGCTTACGATCACAGCCGAGGCCCCACTACTGGATGGATCCTACCAGCCGGTACGGGGGAGAATCGACTGGTTGGATAAGTGCGTAATTGATTTGAAAACGATTTCGGACTTCGACGACCGGACTGTAGGCTACCGTCCATTGGATCACAAGTGGGACGTTCAGGCTGTGATGTACCAGCTTTTAGTCGAGTCGATTCGCAACGGGGAGCTACCTGAGGTACACTTTATCGTCGTAGAGTCATCGGAACCGTACCGATGCGAAGTGTTCCAACCGAGGGGTGAGACGCTGGCGGCTGCGGCTATCGTGCTGCAGGATGCGATCGAAGAAATCATCGAGCGCACGAAGTCCGGCAACTGGCACCGCGACGGTTGGCCTGATCCGTATCTATTCTAGGAGAGTTGCCATGAGCAAACCGAGTTTGAGTTTTGAGAAAAAACTGCGTGAGGAAATCGAGATTGCGTTGCCGGATATCAAGGCATCGACCAACAAGAGGCCAATGGCTGCGGGGTCGAAGTTTTTTGATATCGTCCTGCGGGTCGTCAAGCAGGTTGGTGTGGAGCAACTCAAGGGCCTTGATCGAGCTTCGATTCTTGAGATTACCGGCAAGGTGTACGACGAGTACATCGCCAAGATTGACCTTCCAGGGGAGTACGATGGCGTGTTTCATGCGTTGATTAAGCAAGCAGCGTTGGCAGCGATCGGGATCGCCTACGACAAGTTTTTGCAAAATTAGTGTGCGTTCCGTTTTTACGGGGCGTTGATTGATCGGGTAAGTTTCATTCCTTCACGGAGGCAAGAAGAATGCGTTCGTTTTTGTTGGTTTTAGGTGCGTTGCTAGTGGCAACGTTGCCAGCGGTCGGTCAGGATTGCGTCAACGGTCAGTGTGCGAAAAGCCCATCTGATCGGGTGGTCGCAACGGTCGCAACGGTGGTTTCTGCGGCGGTCGAAATCCCGGTGCGGGTTGTCGAGCATGTTGTCTGCGAATCGCAGTCGGTGCGGTCGCTGGTGGCTATGAATGGGCTCGCACAGTGGAAGGCTGAGCGTCAGGCATCATCGAATCGACTGTACCACGTTGGTGGCGGTTTCGGTGGTGGCTGTGCTGAGGGCGTTGGGTTTTCGACAAGTTCACCAGAGCAGGCGATTCGATCATGCTGTTATTGGGGGCGCAGACCGGTACATGAAATAGGCGTTGCGCGTGGCCGTAGCGGATGGTTCGCAACGGTCATCTATCGGTAGTGATTGATCCATGCTCGGCGGTCGGAGGGAGAGGATCGACTGTCGAGAGTGTACGGTGCAAAGAGCGCACGCCGGACAAACGTAACCGGCATTATTGCGGGTGGGCGTGGATGCCTCTAATGCCAGGTTCGATTCCTGGACCCGCTCTGGATCGGCGGCGTGGCGGCGACAGCGCGATTCCCTCGCCAAGCAGGTTCGAATCCTGCCCGATCCTTTTGCCAAACCACTTTGGGGAGGCGCAGAAAATAGCAACGTTACTTTTTTTGAAGGGTCAAGATGGCAGGTAAAAGCAAAGTAATCAAACCGGCAACGATTGAGTTTTTTCGGTCGCGGTCACTGATCTTAGAATCCGGTTGTTGGCAGTGGACCGGCTCGCAATACAAAGGCTTCGGAAAGATCCGAAGGAACAACAAGATCAGCTATTCACATCGCGTGGCTTATGAGGCTGCAAACCCAACGGAGAACATCGAGGGCCTTGAGGTTTTTCAAACGTGCAGGAACAAGCTGTGCTGCAATCCAGAGCATCTTGTCGCAATAGAAAAAGGAGTTTCAAAAAGACATTCGGCAGACGATATCGAGCAAGCAACCGACAAGACGGAGCGAAAAGTTTTTGCTGTTCGCGTTTGCCGAAGGTGTAATCAAGAATTCAAATCGAGGGGCAAGTCGGAGAATTGCCACGACTGCACCTACGGGATCAGTCTAAGCAGGAACCCATATGTTCCAGCTAGGCCGCATCGGTGCGGGGACTGCGGAGCGAGGATCGATACCAGGGTTTGCGTGCGATGCAACACGCTGGATATTTTGCGGAATAAAACCTGCTTGGTTGAAAATTAAGGATTAGTTTTGTGCTCTGAGTCGCTTCGGCGGCATTGTATAGATGGCTTTACCCAAGAAAGGAAACCAGCCATGCTTGAGACTTCCAGTCAGATCGAATTGTTGGCCGCAGCGTTAGCGGCCTTTCATGTTGAGTGTCCAAAGATCACCAAGGACACGATGAACAGTTTGTTCAATAAAAAGTACGCAGACCTTGCCGACATAACGGCGATCGTCAATCCGATCCTTGCTAAGAACGGATTGAGCGTCGTTCAGGTTCCGGTCGGAACCGAAACGTTGATTACGATGCTGCTGCATTCATCCGGCCAGTTCATCAAATCAACTGCGGAGCTTCACTGCCTGGATTCGGTTATCCGCAGGGGCAAAGATGGCAACGATGTTCGAGGGGTAACACCGCAGGCTTACGGCTCGGCGCTAACGTACCAAAGACGCTACGCACTATCGGCAATCCTCAGCCTTTGCATCGACGATGACGACGACGGGAACAGGGCGCAACGTGCGATCCGGGAACAAAACAAGTTCGCAGCGCCAAGCGAGCCAGTAGTCCCTGAGAACGCCTTCGATGAAAAGCCAAAGCAGCAAACGGCAGAATCACAAAAGCCGGTCGAAAAGCTGACGCAGGAGGCGATCGGAAAATATGCCGAGGATATCGCAATATCCAACGAGCTAACGATTGGAAAGATCGAGCAGGAAATCAGCCAACACGGCGTGCGCGGTGCGATTAGCAAAGAGGATTGGAGTCCACTGGCGGCCAATCTGCTCGCTAGATGGTACGATTTAGCCGGTAATCCGAAGGTGCTCGGAACGGTCACGAATCGCGTGGTAGCGTACCGAGGCAAGGGACTGCTAGACGAGCATCAATTAAGCTTCCTGCGGGACAAGTTGGCAGAACGAACGGCAGCACTGAAAGGCTAGCATGGATCGAATAAGAACGGATTTTGACGTATTGGTTGAACTGACCGGACAGGCGATGGCAGCGTTTATCATGATCGATCCTAAGCAGGAATGGTCGATGGATGAAATCGCTGCGATGGCCGTGGATCAGGCATTGGTAACACAGCGAGAACTAAAGAGGCGAAAGCGTGACTACAGGCAAGAAAAAACTGGTGGCGGTGAATCTCCTGAAACTGGACGAGAGGCTCCAATGCCGGGAGTCGGTTCCGGAGGAAACAATCAAGGCTTACGAGGAAGGGTGGCGAGAAAAGACTGAGTTTCCACCGGTCGAGGCATTCGAGGTCGAAGGGGAGCTTTACGTCACCGATGGATTCTGCCGAGTGCTATCGGCGCACAACGTCGGTAAATCGAAGATAGCCTGCCTGGTCAAGAAAGGATCATGGCAGGACGCTGTAGCGGCTGCGTGCGGTGCGAACGCTCAGCATGGCCTACCGAGGACGAACGCTGACAAGCGGAAAGCTGCAACGATGGCGATACTTGAGTTCGGGGACAAGCCGAACCGAGAGATAGCTAGGATCTGCGGGGTGAGTCATACCTATATCGACAACCTTCGGATCAAGCAGAACGAGGCCGATGCGATCGTCGAGGCAGCTATCGAGGGCAAGGAACTACCAGCACCGAAGCCAAAGGCGAGCCCAAAACCCAAGGCAGATCCAAAGCCTGATGCGTCGATCGTATCACCCCCTGGTTGGAAGTGCTCGGACTGTCAGGGAACAGAGCAACGGCTGACCGATGGCGGGTATGTTTGCAGGTCATGCTTGTTGCCGGTGCCAGACGAGGTTCAGGCTCAAGAACCAGAGCAAGAGTCCCAAGAAGATCCTTTTGCGATCGTCGAAGAACCTCCGCAGGTGGCAACGTTGCCAGCCGGACCTGACCCGATACCGGAGCAAATGCCAGCCGTTCACACGGCTTGGGGTAAGTTCATTCGGGCTTGCGGTGCTGCGAAATGCGATCAGGTTTTGAAGGCAGAAATCGAGTCCATCACGAAGAAGCTCAAGGGCCTGCGATGATCGACCTAGAGGCCAAAATAGAAAAAGGCACGAACAAGGTTTTAGTCCTCACGATCGATGCTGGCACGCATTCGGATGACATCAATTTTTTGACCAAGCTGATGAACCTTTTCGTTCGCGGCGGAATTGTAGTGATAGACCCAGGGACAGCAACGGAGTTCGTTTACGAGTCGCCTGGGCCAATTGAAATGCACGAGGTTCCGTGATGGCTCTGCGGATAGTCAACGACAAGCGGTATTCGAAAGGGCGCTGGCGAGTTGTGGGTGACGATGGCGAGGCGATCCAAGTCCTTGAAACGATCAACACTCAAAACGGCCAGATAAAAGCAATGATGCCTTTTTGTGAGGACACAAAGGAAGAACTGCTAAATCGCTTGCTGAATCTAGTCGAGGCACAAAACGAATTGATAGGGAAATATCGTGAGCAACTGGCCGCATCAAGACAGGGCTAAAGAGCGTATCCGAGAGGCAAGGCTGCGAGGCATCGGTGCTGTAATAGCAGCCGCACCATGCGGGGCCGGTAAGTCGCGGGTGATGCAACAGCTAGCCTGCGAGGAAGTCGAGAACGGTGGGTCGGTACGAATCTACCTCCACCGCACGATGCTCAAGGAACAGCTATCGGCAACGTTTACAGCAGCCGGGATCGATCACGGAATCATGGCCGCTGGCAACGAGTACGAGGAATCCAAGCCGATTCAGATTTGCATGACCGACTCGGTGTTCGCTAGGGCGATCCGTGGCAGCAAGTGGGATCTAGGGAACCCGTCGCTGGTGATGTTCGACGAGGCCCATCTACAGGCCAAGAACAAAGCAATCTCGATCGTAAAGGGCGGGACCACGGCATTCAATTCGACCTGGGAGGGGCACCAGCAGCGCGGTGCGTTTATCCTCGGGCTATCGGCAACGCCGGTAGGCTGCGGTGCCCTGTACGATGAAATGGTCGACTTCGGGACGTACTCGGAAATGCGATCAGTGAGGGCTCACCTGCCGGTCAGAGTCTATAGCCCAAGCGAGATTGATTGCTCGGGACTGAAGCAGGATATCGACAACGAATTTAGCTCAAAGCAACTAGAGCCTAGGGCCTACAAGATATTTGGGGATGCCTACGGGAACTGGCGAAAGCTGAACCCGGATAGCTTGCCTGCGATCCTTTTTGCACCGTCGGTTCCAGCTTCAAGATGGTTTGCCGAGGAATGGGCCAAGATGGGCGTTCCGGTGGCCCATATCGACGGGGAAACTTGCCTCCTGCCTAGTAGATCATCGACGGGGGCGATCAAGATGGAAACCTACGACACTACGCAAGAGACTCGGCAACAGATCATGGATATGAGCCGAACCGGGGAAATCAAGGTGGTTATGAATCGATTCATTTTGCGTGAGGCAATCGATATGCCTTGGCTGTATCATGGCATCGCTGCAACGGTGTTCGGGGGGATTGCAACGTACTTGCAATCGGTCGGTCGGATCCAGAGATACTACCCTGAATACCAGTACAAAATCTGGCAGAGTCACGGCGGTTGCTATTGGCGACACGGCAGCCCGAACATGGACAGGGAATGGGATCTAGGCTGCACGAACAAAACGATCGCACAGGGCCGGGCATCGAAGATAGCAAGAGCCGACCGTCCTCAGGACGTTGAGGGGATATGTTGCCCGAAATGTGCCGTTTGGCGACAGTACGGCCAGCGGTGTCCGGGTTGTGGTCATTCGCATGCGCAGAGCGTTCGGTCGGTGCAAATGGTCAGCGGGGAGCTTAAGCTCATGCGGGGGATCGTCAACAAGGGCAAGAAAAAGGGCAAGCAGAAAACGGCGAACCAGCTTTGGGTAAGTTGCCTTTTTGCCATGAGTCGATCAGGCAAGCCGGTTAGCAGCGCGGTTTCGGTATGGCGTGCTCGATGTGCGAAGGAGGGCGTTTACCCGGACGTTAAAGAGCTTCGATTCAGACCGCCTGAGGTTCACTCGGTCGATTGGCACAAGCTGGTGTCTGATGTGTTTCCATGGACTAGAAAGCGCGTATCGTGAGCGTAGAAAAAGACGAATGGCTATCGTTCCTCAGTCGTAAGCAAATGGCCTCATGGCTGCTATTTAGCGATCAGGGGCTTAGGTTTATGGGTTATTTCTTGCGGAAGTTCTGGAAGCAGATTTTAGGCACCGAGGCCGGGAACGCAGCCTACGAGTGGATCCGACAGCAGATAATCGAGGAACAGCAGCAAAACCTCATATCCAGTAGAATTGTGATTGAGTTGTTCCCTGACGGGTACATCAAAGTCTACGGAGAAAAAAGCGATGTTGTTTTTATTGAGCGTTTGAAGGTTGAAGGCGATCAGGCTTTAATGCTCGAGGAAGAACTGGCAAAGATCAACTGCCCGATGAGGGCCAAAGGGGTATACGATGGCAGGGTGTTGGCAACGCATTTTTACCGAGGGCGAACCGTGGAGCAGGAAGCAACCAGGCAAGCGAGAATCGAACTTGCAGGAGCAATCGGTCGATCGGTTGCTGCGAAGGATTGAGGACACCGGCAACATTGATTTAGTCATCGACGCATTGGAGATAGTCGAGCATGACGGAGAGTCGAAAGCGATTTACGCAGCGTATCATTCCTGGGAGGGAACCAAGGAAGCAGGCCTGCTCGACGAACTTATTGAGGCCCTGGGAGCAAGACGACTACGACGCGAAGATTGAGTATGACGGGATGCGGTCGTTATTCGATCGCTGCTGGGCCTGTGGCGCGAGGTCGAAGCCTCAAGGCTATTACGGGCCGTGGCTCATAGAGCGTGCTCATATCACAAACAAGCCACGAAGGGAGGATCGCAGGCTAGTCGTCATGCTTTGCACGATTTGCCACAAGTGGAGTCACGGCGAACGGGTGGCAACGTTTCCACGACCGAAGCTAGATGCAGGGCATCTTGTGACCCTCAAGGCAAAGCGAGACCCAGAGTGGTTTGACTTAGAATTTATCAACAGGCACTCGGTAAGGATCCTAGAGGCCGAGCCGGTGCAGCCGTGGTACGAGCAGGAAAGAGGGAAAGCATGGTAATTGACCTTCCGTGGCCTAGGGGCGTATCGGCACAGAATCGAGGGTCGTGGCGAAACAAGGCCAAGCCGACTTCGGACCTTCGGTTGATCGCAAAGATGATTTGCTTGGACTTGCTGGCGCGGGGCGGCAAGCGGATACCTGGGCCTCACGTTATAAACTACACGTTTTTCGTCGAGGATATGAGGCAACGGGATCGGGCAAACATGGTTCAGCAATGCAAGCCACTGATCGATGGGGTGGTCGATTCGGGGGTGATCGAGGGAGACCACTGGGAAATTTCCTGGATCGGTACGGTAGAGGTCGTCCACCGGGCAAAAAATCCTGGGGTCAGGCTGGAAATTTTGCCGAAATAATCCCCACAGGCGCGCCCAGTATTCCGCTAGGTCCTGCCCTTAGTTATAATGACCCAACGTGACGAGCCGGTTTTGGCTCGATTGTTTGTAGTGAAAATCCTAGAAAGGTGCAAAAATGCTTGAAGTATTGGCAGGAATTGAAGGATCGATTGCAAAGCGAATCCAGTCGGTGCGATCGAAGGTAGACGTAGAGGACGTTCTACAGGACGCTGCGATAGCGATCATGCAGGGCTACGATCAGGCCCCACGAACCAAGGCGGTTTGGACTGCTCAATCGGCTAGGCGCGGGGCGTGGCGTGCATCGAGGCGGGATCATGTGTTTTTTGAAGATTCTCGCAAGGAATTTGATGACAGCGATCCTCTGGCGGCATTGATACAATGCGAGGAACTTGAGGCAATGCAGGCAGCGTTCGAGCAGATCGAGCCGCAGCACGCAGAGGTCTTGAAGCTGCGGTTCTATGAGGGTTTGACCCTAGCAGAAATCGCAGAGGCCCTTGGTATCGGTCGCAACGTAGCGGCCAGACGGGTTCGCAAAGCACTTGAGGAAATGAGGGGATTGATCGATGGATGAGTTCGAGCAAAAACTAGAGGCCCTTGAGCGCGGGCTAGACGACTTAGAGCGTCGCCTGCGTTGGTGGAATGACCGGATGGCAGCGACCGAAAACAGAATTGCAAAGCCAGATCGGCTGGCAACGTTGCCAGGGGAATAAGGGTTGGCGGCCCCCTGCGAGACGGTGTCCCTGCGGCGAGCATCGAATCGAGGATACGCTAGGCAGTGCCAAGAGAGCCTCGGTGCCATCTACCGGAAAATCCTTGGCAGCAGGCGTCGGATTTACAAGCGTAGTTTCCAGACTACTCTCCTTTCGTTCGATGAGCCTGTACCCGGTAGCGGAAACGTTGCCGGGTTTTTTCATACACCTAGAGGATAAAATGGACGACAAAACAGAACCGATAGCAACCAGCAGCGAGCTTGAGCTATACCTGGAACGAAAGTCGATTTGCATGGTCGAGGGAATACCAAGGGAACAGGCTATCGAGACTGCCTTCGAGCAGGTAAAAGGATCTCTCAAGCCGAACCAGATGCCGGACAAGATCGCAAAGGATTTGCATAGCATCAGAAAAAAGTAGCATTGTTTTTTTGTGTCACAGGTGGCAACGTTGCCAGCAAGGAACGGTAGAAAATGAAGTCGAATAGTTCTGAAAACGCAGCGTTCGTCATCGCTTTAATAATGAGCATTCCATTGATTCTGGTAGTCGCTTTGGCGATGGCGTGCTTCGGGATGGTCCAGATATTCGTTGATGGGATGTTGTTCCTGTTCCGACTCGAAAGATACAAATAAGTAGCATTGCGTTTTTCTGGATGGTGGCAACGTTGCCAGCGTTGATTTGCAAAACGGCATCGAATAGTCTAGTATTTTGCAGTCCATCCATCCCTCGAAAGGTGACCAAATGCCGAAGAAAGCAAAGGCTAGCAACGCATCCGGTGCGAACGAGCCCTCGAAGTGGCGATCAAAGATCGTAGGCCATGAGAAGGTGCAAGCCGGTCAGCTAATGGCCAACCCGTTCAACCACCGCAGGCACCCAGAGAAGCAGCGCAAGGTCGTTGCAGCCTCGATCGAGGAACTAGGGTTCATCAAGTCGGTGATTGTCAACAAGGTCACAGGTCATATCGTCGATGGCCACGAACGGGTCATGCAAGCCCTGGGCGTAGGTGAGGAAACCCTGGTTGACGTTGAGTACGTCGAGCTATCGCCTGAGGACGAAAAGAAGGCTTTGCTTGTGCTCGATGCGTCGTCGGAGCTTGCCGAGGTAGATGCGTCATCGTTAGATCAGTTGGTAAAGGAATGTTCGTTTCAGGACAATTTGCTTGGTGATTTTGCATCGGAAATGCTCGGCTCGGAAGAACCGGGACGATTAAAGGATCTGGAAATCAAGCCAGCGCCCGCTAGGACGTGGGTTTTGATAGGCATTGACACAACCAAGTACGTCAAGATAGCCAAGCTGGTAGAGCAGATAGCCGATCTTCCAGAAACAATCTTGGAGACTTCCTGCACCGATGGATAAGAAAACAGACAATCACAACGCTGGAAGCAAGCTGGCTCTCAGACGGTACTTTCTGGACAAGTACCACAAATTGACTCCGCCTGTAGTTTTTGACTGTTGCCAGGGCGAAAAGATGCTTTGGAGTATTCTCGAAAGAGAGTATGTCTTGGACAGTTATTTCGGCGTTGATCTAAAGATCAAAAAAGGCAGGCTAAAGATAGATTCTTCAAGAATCCTTGAGCAAAAAGGGTGCGAGTTCGACGTTATCGACGTTGATACATACGGGGAGCCATGGAAACACTTTTTGAACCTGCTTGCAAACCTTTCGAAGCCTTGCACAGTCTTTTTGACTATTGCCACGATCAAGGCAGCCGGAGGAGGCAACATATCAAAAAGCATGTCCAAAGCGCTCGGAGTCCATAACTTACCTAGTTTGCCACAATCGCTCAAAGGCAAGATTAGCGAGTATGGAACCGAGCAGTTTTTGGGAATGGCCCTTAAGTATTGTGAAGTCCAAGAGTGTAAAGAGGTCGAATCGTTCGGCCACGCACGATATCTTGGGCTTAGATTAGTTCCAAAAACCGCCTAGAGTCTGACCACTCTAAGCGGCAAAGACACTGCGAATGTAAAGGAAAACGCAATGCCAGAAAAAACGATCATAGCTTGGACGGATCACACTTTCAACCCTTGGATGGGGTGTCAAAAAGTATCAGACGGATGCAGGAATTGCTACGCGCTAACACTCACAAAGAACCGCATGGGCTTGGATCTTTGGGGGCATCCAAGCACAAGCACAAGGAAAGTGACAAAGGAGCCTTGGAGAAACGTCGTCCAGTGGAACAAGAAAGCCAAGGAGGATGGAGTCCGAAGGCGCGTTTTCTGCGCGTCTTTATGCGACGTATTCGAAGATCACCCGATAGCCAACGAAACACGGCCAAAGCTTTGGGACTTGGTTCGTGAGTTGGACGGATTGGATTGGCAGATTCTGACCAAGCGTCCTGAACGCATCGCAGATAATCTTCCCTCCGATTGGGACGGAGGATGGGATCACGTTTGGCTCGGAACATCCGTCGAAGATATGCGGGTAGCTTGGCGTGCCGATCACCTTCGAGTTATCCCCGCAGCAGTAAGGTTCATCAGCTACGAACCGGCTATCGGGCCACTCGATGACCTAGACTTGACCGGCTTGGATTGGGTTATCTATGGCGGCGAATCAGGCCCGGGTTACAGACCGGAGGATAAGAACTGGGCTAGGGTCATGCGTGACAAGTGCGAAAAAAGCAATGTTGCGTTTTTCCATAAGCAATCAGCCGGTTACAAAACGGAACTAGGTATCGAGCTAGATGGTAAAATCATCCGTCAGTATCCGATCCCAAGAAAGAGTCACGTTTACGCAGCGTGACACAACAGGCAGGAAGGCCATGACAAAGCGTGCCGGAAAGAAAACGTCACCGGCGCGAGGCAAGAAAACGACAGGCACAAAGCCGGAGTCACAGAGCCAAGCGCCGAAAGCGACAGGCAGCCCAACAAAACCCGCATCATTTTTCTGGCCAGAACTGCGCCCAGAGAACGAGCAAGCAGCTATAGCAGCGGGTAGGGGCGAACAGGTAAAGCGAATCAAGGATCTACGGCTAGAGCTAAGGGCCGTGAATGAACGCTGGCCAATAACACCTGAGCTACGGGAAAGAATGGTCTTTGAAGCCGCAAAGGTGGCGATGGATCCAGGGGCACCGACGAAAGAAAAGCTTTGGGCGAACCGGCTACTCTTGGCGATGGATCAGATCAACACACGGCCAAAAGAGCTACCGCAACAAGTCCAGGCAGGGACGACGATCACGGTGAATCAGATCCTCGCAATGATCGAAGGTGGAAACGTTGCCAGCCAAGACGACCTAGACCTACGGGACATCAAGGTTCTACCGGGGGCACCGGATGACTACGCTTAACGTGCCAGCCTGGGTAAGCCCGAAGGAAGCAGAGCGAGCCCTAGAGGATGCCAGGGCAATGCGAAGCCCCTTGCTGATGGCTGAGCGGTTTTCAAGCGGTCAGTGGAAGCGTGCTCGGCATTTGGCGGTCGTGGACTTTGAGTTCCGGAACTTGCTATCCGATCCGAACCTAGACTGCCTGATTATCAAGATGCCGGTGAGGCACGGAAAATCGGAGTACTTAGCACGATGGGCACCGGCTTGGTATTTGCTTAGGAATCCGTACCGAAGGGTGATGATTTGCACGAACACTTCTACGTTGGCAAGTTCGCACTCTCGATGGGTTCGGGACAAGGTTCATGAGCTTGGGCCGATGATGGGAGTGCCTGGGGTCGATCCAAAGCACTCATCGGTGAAGCACTGGCAGATAGAACGAGCCAAGGGAGGATGCTACGCAGCCGGTGTAGGTGGCTCGATCGTCGGGTTCGGTGCTGACCTTCTAATCATCGACGACTACCTCAAGGATGCCAAGTCGAGCTTTTCGCAGAAGGTGCGGGACGACCAGTGGGATTGGTTTGTTTCAACGTCAGGGACACGGCTAGAGCCGGCCGGCAAGGTAGTTCTTCTCTGTACTCAGTGGAATAGCGATGACTTGATAGGACGCATCGAGAAGCGGAAAGACGAGCTTGATATCCGGGTTAGGTCGATCACCCTTCAAGCATTGCGTGAGGGTACCGAGGTCAAGGATCCTCTAGGTCGCGCAGAAGGTGAGGCCCTTTGGCCTGAGCGTTGGCCGGCAGAGGTAATGGAACGGCGCAAGAGGCAGGCAGGGCATTGGTGGCACTCGATCTACCAAGGGAACCCGAAAGGCTCGAGCATGGCCAACTGGCCAGAGTCCTACTTCTCGAACATTTTCGCAGACGATGTGGACTTTCCAGAGCCGACCGACTGCCTTATCTCGGCTAGCTTTCTGGATCCTTCGAAGGGCAAGAACAGCCGCAAGGGTGACTATCAGGCCCAAATATGGATCGGGTACAAAAATGGGTTGTTCTTCGTCGATTCGGACATTGAGCGCAAGCCGATACCGAAGATGGTTCGGGACTTCGTATTGTTCAACCGCGAGCGAAAAACGGCTTTTGTTGGGCTTGAGGCGAACGCATGGCAGGATCTTTTAGCCGATGATTATTGGGAAGTCTGCCAGGATATCGAGTACAACGCCGATCGACCGATCCTAGTCAACCAGACTACAAACAAGACGGTTCGGATCGAACGGCTAGGAAAGTGGCTGAACCAGCGTCTACTCAGATTCAGGAAATCTGCCTCTAATGAGCTACTGATAAAGCAGATGCAGGAATTCCCATACGGTCAGCATGACGATGGGCCGGATGCACTAGAGGCTTGCATGGCGTTATTATGTCGATCGGTTGATGCATTGCATGGATTACACGAGGTTACAGAAACAGGGGCTTAGATGACATACACGATTCAGACGGGAAACGGGACAGCGAAGGTTACCGAAGGGCAATTGCAGGGGCTAGCAAGCAGGGGCAAGATCCAGCCAAGCACAGTTGTCGAGGTCGAAGGGTTCGGGCCATGTTTGGCAAGGGAAATCAAGTTTTTGAAGTGGCCGCAGGTGGCAACGTTGCCAGCGCAGAGCGAAGTTCAGACGCAAAGCGCAGAAAAAAGCAATGCTACTATTTTCCCGTTCAAGCGACTGGTTTGGCAAAGATCGATCCGGCGTGCTTGGGGCTCGGCGTTGGTCGTGAGCATCGGGCTAGCGGTGCTTTGGATCCTCTATCCGGCTTTGGTTTCAGTTCCGTGGAGCATTGGGTCCATCTGCAGCGTTATACTAGGGGCGTTTCTGGTCGGAGTGGTCAGCTTCGTTCGAGTCGTGCTTGAGGCGCTAGCGTTGTTTCTTGGGGGTCAAAATGGATCGGGCAATCGTCAGACTCAAGATCGAGGAAGTAGCCCAGCTTGATGGGTGCGAGCTATCGAACAAGCATCTAGCAGACCTAGAGGAACTGTACTGGCGATCCTTCGAGACTCCGATGCCGGGGGCGTGGGTCGATCAACTACCGGCAAACGACCTGGATCAGCGAGTGTACAAAATGGCTCAGCTAGCCCGGCGAATCTACCTTCGATCTTTCTTGTGTATCGGTCGTTCTAGGATCATAAAAAAGTAGCATTGCGTTTTTCTGTTGCTGGCAACGTTGCCAGGGCGTTTTCTAAAAAACCAATGTTTTCATTGGTCGGCGTGAATTACGGCCGTAAATTTCTGGCCGGTCTGATTGCGTCAAATTGCGCCAAATTGCGTCAAAAATAATGTGCCAGCGCGGTCCGTTTTTTGGTCGGTGGCATTGTTCTATCGGAGGATCAAAACATGATCGAATTGAACTGGATCAACAGGGGCTTCACCTGGACAGCAACGCACGAGGGCGAAACCTTCGAGGTCATCGAGGAATTGGATGGGACCTTTAGCAGCTTCGGGCCTTCTTGGTTTCCGGAGCGTCGGAGTCCGAACCTCGGGAGTGCTCAGGAACAAGTTGCCGAGGCGATCGAGCACCGGTCCGAAGCGATCATGCAAACTAGGTACGAAGAACAGCAGGCTTTTTACAGAGGATGGGAACGAGTATGAGCGAGAGTGCATTGCAGCCGAAAGAATTACAGCCAGCGGTCGTTCCGTTGCGCACGATCATTGCTGACGACGAAATCGCACGCTGGAAGATAGAGTTCGAAAGCCTCGACGCCTCGACCAGCGAAGGGTACGAACAGGTCAAACGCGCGGTCGCTGTGTGTCGAAAGACGCGATCGATGATCGAAGAAAAGCGAAAGTTCCTCAACGAGGAAGCCTTGAAGCATCAGCGAACCGTCAACGCCGAAGCTAAGCGTATCACGGCATTGATCGAGGAAGTTGAAGAACCCCTCAAGGCTAAAAAGCAGGCCGTGGATGACGAAGTAGAACGCAAGCGGAAAGAGCTTGAGGAAAAACGCCGATCGGTCATTCAAGGCAGGATCGACGAGTTTGTCAAACAGACCGGAGAAAGCCTACCGTGGGCCACAGCCGAGGCCCTAAGCGACTCGGAATTCGAATTTGCTTTGCAACTAGGGCGACTCGAAAAGCAGCGCAAAGACGAAGCAGAGGCGGCCAGGATTGAAGCCGAGCGGGTAGAGAGGGAGCGTATCGAGTCAGAACGCAAAGCGGCTCAAGAGGAACTAGCAAGGCTCAAGGCAGAACAGGCAGCCGAGCAAGCCAAGTTGCGGGAGGCCCAAGCCGAGCTAGATCGACAGCGGGAGGAAATCCAGCGACAGAAAGCACAGATTGAGGCAGCGAAGGTGGCAACGTTGCCAGAGACGGACCCGTTCCTGGCGATGGGTTCGCAGGCTGCAAGCAATCGCGCTGAGGCTGTTTTGACGAAGATCGAGCAGGCCCCAAAGGTGGCAACGTTGCCAGCGGTGGACCCCTTTGTAATGGATGGGACGGACGACCATGTGAACCTACTTGCAGGGGAAACGGTCGATACGCTCTTGCACTTAGGGGCAACGTCGATCGAGTTCGATGGTACAGACTCCGAAATCGACTTGGGGAAAGTCCAAGAAGTTCAAACGGCGATCGATGCTAACAGGGACCGGCTTGTGCTAGCGTTTAAGATGCTCAAAGAGGGAGCATTCGACTTGTGCGATTCCTTGGCCTCGAAGCAGACTGAAGAACTTCTTGATGAGGCGTTTGCGCTCGAGGTTGCAATCAAGAACCTAGAAGCGAAAATCTTCCCAGCGAGCTAACGAGGACCGACCAACAATGAACTACCTGGGGAGAATCATGGGCGCTAAGAAGGCTGAACCCGAAATAGAGGTTCGCTGGTTGGTCCGCAAGGATATGCCAGCGATCAACGAGATCAACATCGAGGCTGAGTATCAACTTCTCGATGAGCAGATTATTGAGATGCTTCGGCAGCGGAATGTCGTCGGCATGGTCGTCGAGCGTGACGGGGTAGTGGTAGGGTACATGATCTACGCTTTGGAATCGCAGGCGATTGATTTGTATCACCTGGTCGTCGATCCGGTATTCCAGTGCCAGGGGTTCGGTCGTGCCTTGCTTGATGTATTACGAGGGAAGTTGAGATCCCAAAAGCGTTCTAGGATATTCATCATGGTGAGCGAGTACAACGTTCAGGCCCAGGTGTTTCTGAAGGCTTGCGGGTTTAATTGGGTCGAAACCATTCGCGCTTGGGACGAAAACGGGGACGGATATCTTTTCGAGTACGCGATATGAAAGCAGTTTTTACCTTGTATTTCGTCCACGAGCTTGGCGCGTGGCGTTGTTCGATTGAGCGTATGGTCGATTCCAGGGTGCTGTGTGCATTCAATGAGACGCTATGCGGTGTCGGGCGGCTGCATCCAGCGGCTAGATTTGTCGATCTAGTGGAAACGCTGCGGAGTGTTGTCGAGCTTTACGAGTACAAATGGGGCCTCGGTCAATTGTCGGTCGAGGATGGAAAGTTAATTTGGAGGTTCAAAGATGAAAAAAGGCGAGAAGGTTTGGGTGTTGTGTGAAGTTGCTGGTGATAGTCCTTGTGGTGCTGTTCTAATGAAAGGGCCGCAAGGTACGCCCTTTTGGGCACATCAAAAAGACTTTAAGCCCGTCGAGCCTGAGTCAACTGTTAAGCAATACCTGACAGGAGAAAACCAGCCTGCTAACGATTCAGAATACCGGGATGCGACGCCGAAGGATGTTGCCAGTGTTGTTTGTGGCGAAAAGGTGAAGGCAAGGTTCCGTGACCATAATTTGGATGAATGGACAAAAACAGACGAATGGCTTGGCGGATACGATTCCACTGAGGAAAGCAAGTGGATTGATGACACAGGATGCCCTTGGAAGTATTGCCAAGTCTATGATCCGGAAAAGCCAGAACCGAACGCAGGTCTACGGCTGTTGTTCGGATCGGATATCGTCGAACCAGGGGACTTCTTCAAGAATAGCCGAGACGGTTATTTTCATTCTTGCAACTTCACCATCGGTATGAAGGTTTGCGATGCAGTCATGCGTGGTGAGCAGCAGCGCGAAACATGGACATTCTACCGGCCAAAGGTAAAGGCATGAGCCAGGAATCCGAATACAAGTTGCTAGTAGCTATCAAATTGCCGGTGAGCGTTTCGGTGCTCGGAGCGATCAGCGAAGCGATCAGCAAGCTGCATCCAGACTGCGTGATGCGTCAGCAGGGCGAGCATCTAATCTTTCTTGAACCCATAGAAAAAAGCAGTGATGAAAATATCTGAAGCCTATCTACTTACGGTCGTGGCAACGATAACGTTTTGCGTCGTTATTTGGGCATCATGCCTGTTGATAGCAGCGGTGTTCTTTTTCAATTCCGAGCCAGCAAAGCCAATTGAAGAACATCGCGAGTCGATCGACTGGAATATCTCCGAAGGCGATCGGTCGAGCCTCTGGACAGAGGTTAGAAACAATTTCGTGAAAAAGTATCCCGTATGTGAAGCATGCGGAACCTCGGCGGCATTGAATGTACATCACGTGGAACCGTTCCATGTGAGGCCTGAACTAGAGCTTGACGAGGCGAACCTGATCACCCTTTGCAGGGAGCATCATTTTCGCATCGGGCATGATCCGGACGGGCCGTGGCGACCGAAGAAACCAAGCTGGTCGGCAGCGAATCCGCTAGTTCGATTCCATGCCGAGCAGTTCAAAGAGGGCAGGCGATACTGATATTCAGTAATCGCAATGAATGAGAAAGGATAATCATGCCGAAACTGAGCAGGCAAGAAATAATCGACGACATGAAATATCAAGCAAGTCGCATCGGGGAATCGTTAGGTTTGATCCTAGAAGAACCAATAGATCCACTTTGGCTTGGCTTGCTAAGAGAACGTGCTGAGGATCTTGTCAAGGATTGCAAGGATCTTCAAAAGATCATAAACAACGAGGTTTCGAAGCGATGAATCAATGGAAAGTCACAGCCTACGCTGGCAAGAATCGAAACATCATCCTGGGCCATTCCTGGGTGCGAGCTTCGAGCGAACAGCAAGCGATTGAGCTTGGGCGTAGGGCGCTTCGGCTTATCGGGGTTCGCGGTTTGTTTCGAGTGTCGGCAAGCCTGTACAGTCCACTTGGCGATTGGGCGTTTGCCGGGTATGTCGTGAGGGTTTAATGGAACCTTTAACGGTGTTTTTGGTGGCGGTGTTTTTGGTGATTTGGTTTTTTTCAGGGGTAAAGAACGATGAGTAACGAAGGTTTTCGCGGCGTGCCAGGAGTGCCCGATGGGTGGGAGTTGGTGTTTTTTGGCAAGCCAAAACCGGGCGATTTTGTTTTGAACTGGGTTGGCCAGGTGGAGCAATGGGACCATCGCAATACTGCCTATGTTTTCCCCATCATACGCAAGATCGAGCAACCGGCGAAGTATCGACCGTTTGCGAATGCTGAGGAGTTCAAGCCTAATGTTGGGAAGTGTGTCGAAGTTGTGAAAGAAACAAGTGAGTGCGAGATGGATTCAGGCGACACTCTGTCAATTGTCGGGGTCAGCTACGACTCGGTACTGCTTTACGGTGGCTGGATCACGTTCCAGGCTGCTTTCGAATGCCTTGTTTTCGTCGATGGCACCCCGTTTGGAGTAAAGGTGGAATAATGAGCAATGAACAAGGTTTTCGCGGCGTGCCAGGAGTGCCCCATGGGTGGGCGTTAGTGCATTGTTTGAGGATTGGAGAACCGGGAGAGATTGGCCTGAATCAACTCGGTGAACCTTTTGCGATAGGCCCAAGTCGCACGATAAGAAAGGTTCCCATCATCCGCAAGATCGAGAAGCCAGCGGAGTACAGGCCGTTTGCGAATGGCGAAGAATTTAAGCCTCATCGGGATCGGTGGTGGTCATGGAAAGACGATCGGTCGAATACTTTTCCACCGGCAGCGTTCGGTAAGTCCGGCCATCATAGCCACTCATGGGAAGCTTCCTTTGATCGTAAGGTTTTCGACGATGGCACCCCGTTTGGAGTTAAGGTGGAAGAATGATAAGGCGTAAACTATTTGCAATCGTTGGGTGCTCTAAGATCAAGGTCGAAGTAAAGCGAGTTGGTCAACACGGAGACGCTTGGATTGAGGCCCAGGATCTTTATACGTCTGATCTGTTCAAGAAGCGGCGAGCCCACGTTGAATCGAGGGGCTTGGTATGGTTTATCGCGTCGGCTAAGTCTGGATTGGTGAATCCCACAACTCCGCTGAGGCCATACGACAAAACCATTAACGACTTGGCACCGATCGACGTTGCTGCGTGGCATGTAACGGTAGTCAATCAGTTGATCGATGCTCTGTACTACGATCACGACATACAGGACTTGAAGGAAGTCGCAATCGAACTTCATGCCGGGTCGAAGTACATCGAGCCGCTAGACAAGATCCTAGAAATGTTCGGTGCGCAGGTTATCAAGCCGGTTGCTGGAATGGGTATCGGTCAGCAGTTAGCGTACTACTCGGATTTTTCGAAGGAACCAGCAGCATGATCAACCCACAACTTTTAGAACTTATCCCGCGAGAGCAGTATCCACTTGGGCGAAACGCGCCAACCTTGGTATATTCCGATCCAGTTAATGGCGTTGTTGTCCAGGTTTGGGAAGGCAAGACTCCGGGATGCGACGGCACACCATGGGCCGGGACGCTGCGAGTGGCGATTAAGCACACAAGCGCCAAGACTCCGGAACAAGCGATGGGACGCGGTTACGCAAAGCCGATTACTTGGGACGATCTCCAAGCAATCAAGGATCACTTTTGGCCCGAAAGAATCGCCGTCGAAGTGTTTCCGCCGAAGTCCGAGATTGTTGACGTTGCCGATATGCGGTGGATCTGGGTGCTTCCGAAAGGTGCGGTGCTTCCGTTCAATCTTCGCGGCGACTCGTTGCACAGGCTTGAATCGTGATCGGTCAGCAGTTGGCGTACTATTCGAAGGCAGTTAATGTCTAGCAATGAAGGTCTATCGTGAACACCGAGGAACGACGCAACGAAAAAATCTTGCAGGCGATGAATCGGAAAAAGCTTCATTGTCGATTGGTCAAGATTATCGAACGCAAAGACAATGATCTAGGCCAGTATGTCCCCTATTCGAAGGAATGGACGGCGATCGCAGAAACGATAGTTGCCTTGCGTGGAATGTTGGTAGTTAGTGCTGGATTAAATCATCCGTTTTTTAGACGAGGGAAGCATGAGTAGCGAATGGGAGCAAAAGGCTTCTAGCTCACAAAGGGCCGAGGACGCTAAAAGAATTAGGGAAGCATACTCGGAAGCTGAACGTGCGGTTGCAAAGGTTGGTACGTTGCTACGAACTACGCAGGCCGGTGAGTATTTGTGGGCGCGCAGGCATAAAACATCGATCAGCGGGATCAGGGCGACATTGAGCATTATGCGATCAGACGTTCCGGATTACCGAGGGTAGGAAATGAACAAGCGCGAGCGATTCAGCAAGCAGTTAGCAAGGTCGTTTTCGATCATCCGGTGCCTCGAAAAACAGGGTCCATCGACGATTAAGAAAGTCGGTGCTTATCTGCTTTCCAAACATGGGTTCAAGGTCTGCAATCGAACCGTGATGCGTGACCTAGAAACGTTAGTTGCCTGCGGTTTTGTGACCTGCAGTCGATCGGTAAGTGACAATTCTTTTGTGTACGATTTAAGTGGCAACGTTGCCACGGAAAGGTCAAATAAATGACAACTGGTAATGATGCGGCCTATCCGCTGATGGGCAAGATAAGTGCGTCTGCGGGACTCACCAAACGCGAATTGTTCGCGGCGATGGCCATGCAGGGGTTGCTTTTTGACCCGGTAGACTTACAGATGATTGCGAAGCTTTCCGTGAAAGCTGCCGACGCTCTGATTCAGGCACTAGATGATAATGAAGATGACTTGGAAGGTGGCAACGTTGCCAGAGATAGAGGCCCAATCCAATGATCCGCTACGTCAAGAATCTGCAGAACGTTCCCAGCGCTAAGGCGTGCCTGGGTCGGTGGGTATTTCAGTTGAGCTTCAAGAACGATCAGCATTATTCTCCGGGTTGGTATATTTTTCGGTTCGGGGTTTTCAAGGTAAGCGACACAGTGCCTGAAGGTGCTTACATGTTCCGCAAAGGAAACTACCGGGGTTTTCTTTGGGTAATTCGCATTTGGCTACCTATCCAGTTCGGTTTCTAGGTGGCAACGTTGCCAGCGCGCAGAAAAAAGCATGACTACTTTTATTGGTGGAATCGGGTTGGTTTCGATCCTCTTTATATTGGCCTGCTCAGTTGCGATGACGATCTTTCTGGGAACCGTTGCCGGTATATGGTTTCACTTCCGTAGGCTTCAGTATGCAGCCGATCAGTATCGGGAAGCAGCGAGGATCTACCGGCAGGCACAGAATCAAAATGAGAAGAATCTAGCCGAACTAGAATTCCTGAGAAAACAGGCCCAGGAAGTAACCCAAATGCAACTCGGTGGCGTTGAAACGTTGCTGAAGGAATACGACGATCTGAAGGCTCAGACAGCGTGGTTTGACCGGATAACCGATCGTCAACCGAATTGGAAATATCAGTGAGGTATGTGATGAGTGAACAAAAGACGGAGCAAAGACCCGAAGCATTCTGGCGAGACGCAACCGCCGAGGACATCGCCAAAGTGATGCGAGGCGAGAAGGTTGAGGCGAGGTTTCGGGATGGCGAAGGAACCTCTTGGTGCCTAAGAAAACTGATTGGTTGGAACACTGGGCTATTTCGCTGTGATCGAGCCGAAGGGTGGAAACAATGCCAAGTCTACGATCCTCCGCAATGGTGGCTCGACAAACCCGATCCCGGCGAAGGGTGGAGGTTGCTGGAGAAGTTTCCGCCGGAGGATTTGCAGAAGGGCGATGAATTCTGGGCATGTGATAACAGCTGGTGCTACTCATGGCGAGCCAATAACGACGAGAAAGCTCAGAAAGGAACTAATTGGTATCGCCGACGCATCGAGACGAAGGAGGTCGAATCACGCTCCAAGGACTACATACCAAGCGGCTGGGTCAAGCTTTCAGACGATGAACCTCGATTGGCTTCCGATGCGTACTGGTCGCAAGGTGCTAGCGAATGGTGCCTGATCGGTGAGGATCGCGTAAATTTTGCAAACCGAAGCAAGTGGCCAGCGATTCGACAAGCGTTCAATCAAATGCGCACTTTGCTCGTGGCTGACTGCTGCTACTGTCTACCAAACGGACAGAAGATCCGCACCACCGAAAAAGGTTTTGAGGTGCTATAATCTGGCTTTCAAGTCAGATCAGTAACCACCGGAGCATCGGAAATGCCACTCAAAAAAGGCTCAAGCCAAAAGACGATCAGCGCGAACATAAAGACGGAACTTAAAGCGAATCCGTCGATGCCTCGGAAGCAAGCCGTGGCGATCGCGCTGAGCAAGGCAGGCAAATCGAAGCCCAAGGGCAAGTAGGCTATTCGACGAACCGGATCACATCGGCAACGTCGAGCGTGACGAATGGTTGGCCAGTCCAAGCCATAACCGACACCGCAAACGAAACCAGCGGTGCCGGTGTTTCTGAAGAATCGATTTCAATCAGGGGTACGAGCTTTCTATCGTGCTTGACCCCATAGAGATACCGGGCTGCGTCTTGCGTCATGCAAACACCTTGCAAATTAGCAACGTTGCGTTTTTCTGCGCATTGACGCGCCCAAGCGGATTTCGTGTAGTTGACTCGTTGGACCAATTCCGTTCTG